AAAATTGTTGATGTTCCGATTGCTGGACCAATGTTATCGAATAATTCTATCTCATCATTTTCTTCTACCTCCAATAATAAATTGGGTATAAAATGTGATGATTGACCTAAGTTAGTGCCACTTATATAAAATGAGCTAAAATAAGTTTTATTTTTATGTTTAATACCAGCTTGTCTTATGTCTGTTTGAACATCTCCTGCTCCTGAATTTCTCCAAATATTAATCATTGCACTAACTAAAATTTTTTTAACTCCTTTACCAATTTTTACTTTTCCATCCTCTAAAGTTAATTTACTAGTTGTTGATTTTTCACTATCTAAATTAATTTTTGCAAAATGATAAGGAGTAGGATGGCTAACTGTAATCCTGTTGTCGACATAAGCCATCATTAATTCTTTTTTAAAACAATTAGTTAGTAATTTACCTTTTTTAATATCAGTTTTAACAACAATATCATCTGAAGATATTTTATTATTTTTTAACACTTCACTTTTAATTACTTTCATTATTCTATAATCTCCCATTCTTCAGTTTCTTCTACTCTTATAATATTTCCTAGTGATTTTTTTAATTCTTCTTTTACTACTTCTTTACTTTCAGTTAAAGCTTCACTTTTAACTTTATTTATTTCAGTTTCTAAATTATCTTGAATTTTATTTAAACTCTCTGCATCTATCGGAGTAGATGTGTCAGGCAAATTTTTAAATTCTACTTTTTCCATTTTTCAATCTCCTTTTCTAAATGATTTATCTTGTTTAAAAGTCCTTTTACAACCGTTAGCATAAATTTATCATAGGTTTCATTTTCGTATACTTTATATTCAATTTTCTTACCATCTTCATTCATACCTTTAAGAACTTCACCATCTTTTAAATAACCAACTTCATCAGTAAAACTAAACCAATTTTCATATCCTGGTATTTGTTCTATTTCGTCAATAATAAAACCAAATCTATTTTCTTTTGTACCAAAACCTTTATATTTATAATCATATTTATATAGGTTAATTTTATCTAATACTTCTAATGCATTATCAATATCATTTTTCTTAAATTTTTTAATATTAGTTTTTAATTTTTTAGAAGACGCATCTCCACTAGTTGTTTTTATTTTTCCACTACCACTTACTCCTCTTGCTGTTACATCTCCAGTTTCAGAATGTAATCCAATATTTTTAGCAGCAGCAACTAATATACTTCTTTCACTAGTATTAACTCCATTTTTTCCTGATAAATAATTTCTGATATAAAGTCTTCCGTTGCTATGTAAAACATTTAAAGTTAAATCTCCTTGATCTGATGAAAGATGAACTCCTGATTTCATATTTTCATTTCTATCAAAATCTATATACGAATTATATATTGCAACTCCACCTGGTCCTTTTATTCTAGTTGCTGAATTTGCTGCAACAACACTTCCACCTCTTGGATAAAAAGCAAAATCACCATTTTTAGACATATAACTATTAGCGTTAGAAAATCTATCTGGTGAAATATTCCATCCAGCTATAGTACCTGCTTTTGAAGAAATTGAACCACTTGAATTCATTGAAAAATTATCAGATATCACATTTGCTGCTCTTATTGTTCCGTTTATGCAATTTAAATTACCATTGGTATCTACTTTAAAATTTTTAGTGTCAATAAAACCATCTTCTAAATTGATAGTAGTTCCTGATTGATTGTAGACATAATTGTTAGACTTAATTAATCCAGTTGTTATGTTTGAACCATTTATAATAGATTTTCCTCCTGTTGCTAAATCTGTAAATGTAGCGTAACCATTTAAATTAAGTTTATTTGCTTGAATAGTTATAGATTCGGCACTTTGATTGATTTTAGATATTATTTCATCACTTCCTACTTTTCTAGATACTTTTTGAGTAATTCCATCAGCAGTTTTTTTAACTTCTGTTTTTAATTCCCCATCGACTTTAGCTAAATCTTGTTTTGTCGCATACATTCTAGTTAATTCAGAATCAACGATATATTTAATTTCATAATTTAAATCATTATAACCATCAACATATATTTCTATATTTTTTTCTTTATTAGGTATTACAATTCCATTATATTTAGTTATTTTAGGAACATTTAATTTATCTTTAGTAATTTGTAAATTATTCATTAAAATCATTTCACCTGATTTTATTACTAATTCATCTTTTTCTTCTTCATTTCTATATCTTAAGTAAATACTCTTATCTAAAGGGTATTTAGTTATTGTATCTTTTTCTTTAAAAACTAAAAATATATCTGGCAATGGATAGGTGTTTTTTGATGGATACAAGCTTTTAGAAGGATATAATTTACATAAATCACCAGTAATTTTTATTTCAACTATTCCATTAAAATAAATATCATTTAATATGATCTTATTTTTGAATTTTAGTTCTCTTGTGAATTTAAATGTTTTTTCTATTTTTGCACTGATTTCGCCTTGTTTAATTTTAATATTTGATATTTCTTTTGTGTTTTCATCTACCTTGCTTACTTTTTGACTTATTTCATCAGTTTTTAGTTCAAATTCAGCTAATTTTTCATTAGTTTTCTTTTTGTTTTCTTCTATTTCTTTTGCTGTTATATTTAGTTTATTTTCATTTCTATTAATAGAAACTTGTAGATTTTTGATTTTAGTATTAACTCCAACTTGTTTTGTTTCTTCTTGCTTTTTAGAATTAACATTTAACAAATATCCACCATTCCAACTTCCATTATAATCTAACTCATACTGAGCTATAGTTAAATATTCTTTATCACCATCTTTAAATTTAATTAAATCTCCAGCTATTAAATTATCTAAAATTAAAGTGTTTTTAGTTTCAAAATTATAAAATTCAAAGTTTAAAATTTTATTTGCTATATTATTAAAAACTTCTTCTTTAGTAATAAAAGGATTTTCAGAATTTAAATATAAAGTCTCTAGATTTTCATTTTCCGATGTTTGAAATTTTAAAATTCCATTGTCAAATACAACTCTTTCTATTTTTCTTTTTTCACCTAATTTAAAATCTTCACAATCATCTACATTTATAACTTTTGGTGTTGTATTAAAATTTTTTAAATATAACTTACCATCTTGCCCTATTTGAGCGTATCCGCCATTTAATTCAGCGATAAATTTTAAATATTCCCTAGAAGTTAAATTAGAATTATATTCACTTATTGTCTCATCTTCGTTACTAAAAATTTCAGTCCCAACTTCTATTCCTCTAGATATACATATTAATTTTAGTAAGTTTTTAGCACTTATTGGAACACGTTTACTAATATCTATTTTAGGATTAAACAAAACCATTTTATCTATTAAAGTTAAGCTCAAAATATTATTTTCTTTTAAATTAAACTTATCCACTATTAAATCAGCATATTCTTTATTTTTATATTTGATTTTAACATCAGTAGGTACTGAATAAGTCCCTGGAACTTCAATAGTAAAAGTATTAGCTGTAGCAGAACCTAAAAAGAAAGTTTCATCAAATAATTTAAAATTATTTTTAATATCAACATAATCATCAGGATCTACTAATTTTCCATCAAAATAAATTTCTAACATTATTGACCTCTAACTTTCTTTTTTTGAACCAAATTAAAAGACAAGTTATAATCTCTTGTCTGTAAAATTTCCCAATTAAATTTTGAACATCTAAATTCCGCCTCTATATATCCTTCGCCATATATAGGATGAATACATCTTGCTATAATAGGATTTTTCTTAATTTTTTCTGCGATAAAATAAAAATCTTCTCTAGATAGAAAGTTATATCTATAATGTAACTTACTCCATCTAGTAGATATAACATTATCTATCATGTTACCTGTTTGTTTAGAACGATATGAATTGCTGTCTAAATCTTCACAATCTCCTGAATAAGTAGATGGTGCTGGCATAGGAATTAAAACATTATCTTCTTTAATATACCATATAACCTCTGCCATCAACCCATCACCCTTTCATTATATAAGTCATAATCTCTTGCTGCTTTTCCTATAGCTCTAGAATCTAAATATGTATTCATATCTTTATCTTCAAGAGTTCTAATTAATTCTCTTAATAACATGTTAGTTTCTTCATTCCCTCTACCAAAGAATTCTTTACTATTAAATTCTTTAGGTACAACCGCTTCTCCTTTATGAATTTCTGCAAGTCCATCACTTTCAACATAGTTAGTACCTACATTAAGTTTTGGAATACGTGGAATTTCAATTTTTAATTCTGGTATTTTTACTCCTGGTATTTTATTGATAAGTCTTATAGCCATATTTATAGGTTTTAAAAATGAATTAAGTGCACCTTCAATAAAAGTAATTAATATATTTCCTATACCAATTAATATCAATTTAAGACCTCCTATTATTTTCTCGCCATCTAATGTGAATATACCCTGAAAAAAGTCTTTTATTCCTTCAAAAAACTGCATTGTACCTCTAAATAACCCTTTAACTAAATTAATTGCAACTTCAAATGGAACCGATATGATTTCTCCTATTACTCCAAATTTTTGTTTTAAAAATTTAGGAAAGTTTTCTACTGCTATTTTGATTTCATTCCAATGTTTAACTATAAATAAAATAGCTGCCGTAACTGCTGCTACTATTAAAGCAACAACCATTGGCCATACACCAAATGCTATACCTATTCCTATGACAATTAATGCTAATCCACCTAAAATTAAAGTCCATGCTTTAGATTCATTACCACCATCTTTGAAAAGTTCAATAACTCCCATCACAAAACCTATAATACCAGCTATTGCAATTCCTATTCCGACAAACACATGAGTAAGCCCTCCTATCCCTATTGCCGCAAATTGACCGCCTAATGCAAAACCTTGTAAACCTAAAGTAACTGCAGCCAACCCCATTACAATTAGTTGCCAATTATCTTTAATGAAATTACCAAAATTAGTTATTCTATCAATCCATTCTAAATCTAATTTTTGATTTTTAAATTGAGCTGTCCAATCAGCTTCAGGAGTTTCTATAGGGCTTTCTATAGGACTTTCTTTGTCAGCTATATTATTTATTTCATCAAATCCAGCTAAATCTCCTTTTAATGCCTTTGCTTCTTTTCTTGCTTTTTTTATTGCTTTGGCACTTGAATCAGTTTTCTTTTTTGCCTTATCCATCGCTTTAGCTAAATAATCAACTCCAGTTAATGATTTAACAAATACATTTATATATCCTACTAATTTTAAAAGTCCGTTAGCCATACTTGATAATACAGATTCAAACATTGCTCCAAGACCTATCCATGCTGCTTGAATTTTATTTGATAATTCTTCATCTTGAGATAAATATGCTGATGAAGCTCTTGAAATAACACTAAATGCACTTCTTACAGAAAATAGAGCTAATGCAAATCTTTTAACACTACTGATACCTTTTTTTAGAGATGAACTAAAATCGTGATTTGATGCTTGTTTTAATGAAGACATAGCATTTTTTGCACCATCTATCTTATCTTTAATAAAACCTACAGCTTGACCTAATTTACCCATTTTAGTATTGTTAAATGCTTCTAAATCTTGTCTTAAAACACTAACCATACTCATTAATTTTACAATTTGGTCTTGTACTGGTATTTTTTCTCCTGATGCTAGTTTTACTGTATTATTTTTAGAATTTTTCAATTTTTCAATTCTACTTTCTAATTTTTGTAATTCTTTTTCAGCTTGTGAAGAGTCCATATATAGTCCAGTAGTGAAATTTTCTTTTGCTTTTTTAGCAAACATTGTAGTTCTATTAATCATAGTATTGATTTTTTGACTAAATTGATTAGTTAAAATTTCTATACCGATACCAAATTTTTCTTCCATATTCCACCTCCTTTCGAGCAAAATAAAAAGACCTTTAAGGTCTTATTTAATATAATTTTTTTCATCTATTGTCATGTAATTTTTTATTTTTTTCCAAAGTTTAAAAAGTTTTTTATCATCTTCGTTCTTCATATCTTTTATAGTAAGATTTTTTATTCTTGTTTTATATGTATCTTGCCAATACCATCCAAATATAGCTAAATAATTAGATATATACTTATATTTTTCAGTATCTTCTTTAGAATTTATATGTAACATTTTATCTATAAATTCTACTTCATCATCTGACAAAAAATCTTTTATTAATGTAAAATACCTATCTTTATCATAAAATTTCCACAAACTATCATAATATTCCTTTTCCATATCTATATCTCGAATGTCTATCATTATAATTCCTCCAACTTTATATCTATTTTATCATTACCTGAAGTATCTTTATATTCTTTTATTTCAATAACTTTAAATTTAGTATTTCTTTTAAAAATAACTTCCTCTTCACTTGGATTATATTTTGATATATTTTTAGCTGTTTTACTTTTTATTCTGTATTGTATAGGTGAATCAGGGTCATAATCTTTTTTAGCTATTGTACAACTAGTATATGATGGAAAAGTAATAGATTCATTTTCTTTATATTCTTTCAAAAAATCTGATTTTATTTTTTCATCGTTAGTTCTTACTCTAATACTTCTTTTAACTATACCTTTATAATTAGGCATTTTATCTAATGCTTTTTCTAAATTTTCTATATTTTTCTTTTGTATTTCATTTAAAGGTATATTTTTTCTTATACAATCATTGATAATATAACTATCAGAGCCTATATACCAATATAAAGCATGTTCTTCCTCTTTAGATAGTAAATTCATTTGCTTTCTTAGTCTTTCCTGTAAGTCTTCACTAAATTTTTTACTTTCTTTTATAGCATCAGTTAGCGTTTGATTTTCTTTGATAAACACTCTTCTTTTTAATATTGTTACCCATCTTCCTTTTTCTTCTTCCATTACTTCATACCTCTTTTCATATATTTTTCTTTTAAAAAATCAGGCATTTTAATAGATACTTTTGGTGGAAATAATTCAGGCATAGCTTCTTCTGGTGATGAAGGATATTTGCTAGGATCATTAAATGCTAATCCTATTAAATTAGCTTCTCTCCAAATTCTATAAGCTAGTCCTTTTTTTCTTTGTTCTAATGTGTTTAAAAGTTCTTTAACTGTCATGTTATAGAGCTCTTCGTATTTAAAATCAAATTTAAGTAATTCATCATATAAAATGTTTATATATTCTGTTAAACTTCTTTTTCTAGTTCCATCTTCTTGTTCTTTTTCTTCTCTCTCATTGCTTCTAGGTCTTCTTTTTTGAATAAACCCGATGCCACAGCTGTTTCATATATTATTTTGTCAAAAATATCTTCTAAATAATAACCATCTGCAATTAACTTATCGTATAATTCACATGCATTATTTTCTGAAAATTGTTCGTTTTCATGTTTTCTCATAAATCTAAGCATATTAATTACTGCTGTTATTGAATAATCTTGTAAGTAATCTAATGTTCTTACCTTGTTAATTCTTTCTAAATTCATACAATCTTGACTTCTTAATTTAAAACTTATTTCTTCTCCATTTTTTAATGTTATAATTACGTTATTCATAATTTATTTCCTTTCTATATTAAAAAAAGAGGTTTATTAAAAACCTCTTTTAAACTGTTAATTTTCTTTCAACTTCTGCTATTGGTGCATGGTACATTGAAAATTTAATCAAATCTCCTGTACTTCCACCTTTTATACTAGTTTTAACTTTGCTTCTGTAGCTTACTTCTACTCCATTTGGGAATGTTAGCCACCAAAAATATGTTTTACCACTATCTTCTAAGTCACTAGCTATTTTTATATTAGCTGTAGCACTTGGAGATTCTAAATTAAATTCATATGGTAATTTAACTGCTGGTTGTAATCCGTATATTTCAGTTTTGTATTTAGTATTGTCTAAACTAGTAGTATCTATTGAATCTGGTTCTCCTCCAATATCAGGAACAGTTACTAAACCTTTAATAATCTTTTTAGCACCTGTTTTAGTTTCTGCATATTCTAGTTTTGTTCCGTTATATGTAGAAAATTCTAATGCTTCATTCATACTTACCTCCTATTTTTTAATAATTCGTTATATTTAACGTTACCTGTTACCAATATTTTTCTAATATTGTTATCCATTGTTATATCTTTATAACTGTATCTTATTTTTAATTCTTTTAATTTTTTTTTTAATTCTTCTAAAGCTTTATCAATTATTTCTAAAGTATTTTCGCTTGTACTATTTTTTCTAACAACTCTTCCTATAATACTTACCTGCATTACATAATTGCTATCCATATCACTATCTAAAAAATCTTCCGATAATTCATATCCAAAATAAGTTTTACCTTCTTCTACTACAGAATCTGGTATTGGTGGACCTGATTCTAAAACACTGATTTCATTAAATTTTGATTGTATTAATTCTCTTAAATCTTGCATTTTTTCACCGCCTTTCTTATTTCTTCAAGAAATGTACTTTTATTCTTTGATAATGATGGATAAAAATGAGGCCTTGCAATAATACCATCAGTTGTTATCCACTGATGAAGATATTCATCGTAATAACACCATGGCGTTAGTCTATAACCATATCCATGAGAATATGTATTACTTGATGCTCCTTTTATTCCTGTTCCCCACTCTAAAAAAGCCGCAAGTGGAACTTTAGCCCACTTTGGATTACTTCCTCCTACTAACAAATCAGAAAAAACATAAGTTCTAATTCTATTGTTCTTAACCTCTGTTTCTCCAATTTTAATACTTGACGTATATTCTCCATTTGTAGAAGGTGCATTTTCAATCACATCTTCTTGAATTGTTTTTGCCGTATTTTCTACTGCTTCTATTAAATTTTTTTCTAGATTTTTAGACCATTTTAATAAACTTATATTTAGTTGACCTATATCTCTCATATCAACTCTATATCTAAATATTTCTTTTTCACAGATACAATTTTATAATTTTTATGATCTATTTCTATATTATATTTAGATATATTATCTTCTTGATTAGTGAGCTTACTAGATAATAGCTTCTCAAGTTTATTATAAATAGAACTAATTCTATATGTTTTATTAATAGAAGCACCATAAATACTTGCACTAACTACATCAGTTAATTCTTGAAGTATAACTTTATATTTATCTATCAAAATATAACTTTCTAAATATGTACCATTTTTTTGTTTAATCCTATCTTTTTTGTTCAATTTACATAAAATTAAACTTTTTAAAGCTTTCATATTAATATCCTTTTATTTTGTTTGATAATATCTGAAGCCATTTCTTCAATTGCTGATGCATAGTTATTAGATTCACCACTTTGAGATGATGATTTAACATCTTCTGTTCCTCTTCTTAAATATATAGTTTTAACTGCTTTCTTAATATTACTTTTTAATACTTTTAATTGTTCGTCTTTATCTGAATTAAATATTCTATTAGAAGAAAAAAGGGCATCATTTATTACATCTTCTAACAAGACTTTTAACACTTCTTCATCATTACGATAATTATCAGCTAAATCTTGTTTTATTTCTTCCAATATTTTTTCTTTCATTTTATGCCCTCCTCACTTTTAAGCAGTATGTTTTTTAACTACTATTTGTTCTGGTGATGTAACAGTTAAACCAGAATTGTATTCAACTTGAGCTTTAGAACCGTTGAATAATTCACTATCGATTAAACGATACATTTCCATATTATCTAGTAAAGAAAATGCTTCAAAGTTCCCTACAATGATATCAACTAATGATGTATCAACTGTCTTTAAAGTACTAGTTTTATCATAATATTTTGCTGTTTTATTATCAAATGAATTACATTCTATAATATTAAGACCGAATCTTTTAACTAATTCACCATTTACTATTGCTTTATCGTAGTTTTCAGCAAATCCTAAATTTCTAAGTAGCATTGCATACACTCCAGTTGATACTAATGCAAAATTAGCTTTTCCTTTGTTATCTTTTATTTTTTGTCTCAAAGCCACTAATTTATCAACAACATTTTCTTTTGTTATTTTAGTTGTATCAGTATCTGCTGTACCTTCGTTAACTAAACAAGCAATACCTGAATATTGTCTAGAATCTTTAGTTTGATTTAAAGAATCTGATAAATATTCTTCTCCCATTTTAAAAGCTACTGATTTAGCTTGAACACCATATATTTTTCTAGATTTTTGAAAATTGTTGTTAAATACGATTGGTATTAATTCGTCGTTTGCTGCTTCATCATTAAAATCTCTACCAGGTTTTCCAACTTCAACTGCGTTACCCTTTCCTAATTTATGAACATATATAGCACCAGCTGGACCTATTTCATACTTATCTGTATAAGTTACTCCTGGTATTAATACTGTATCGCTATATAAGTTTGGTTCAATTGTTGATGAATATTTTTCATCTACATGTTGATTTCCATATAAAATTGCCATATTTTACCTCCTTTTTTTAACCTTTATAATATGGGTTATTTTTATATTTTTCTTTTAAGTACTCTTTATTTTCATCGATTGTCGTACTTCTAACAAATCTTGGACCATTTTGTTGTAATTTTTCAGTTAATTTCTTTTCTACTGCTTTGTTAAAAATAGTGCTAATATTGTCTATTTTTGTTTTTATACTTTCAGCAGTTTCTTTTGAATAATCTAAAATTTCAATCAAAGATAAGTCCAATTCTTTTTCATTAGCTATCTTGACTGCTTCTTCTTTAAGTTCGTATGAATTTAACTTAGCTATAGCCTCATTTCTTTCATCCTCTAACTTTTTAATTTCATAATTTTTCTTTTCTTCAGCATTCATTTTTGCTAATTTTTCTGCTTCAGTTTTTTTAACTTCTGCATCTTTTTCCCATTTTTCTTTAGAAGTTTCTAATGCTTTAGCTACTTTCTTATCAAATTCTTTTTGATAGTTAGGATCCTTTAAAATTTCATCAAAAGATATTGTTGAATTATCAGTAGAATTAGCATCTGTATTATTTGAATCTCCCTCAGCAAATAGTTGGATATTTAAATCCATTAAACCTAAGTCTTTTAGGTTAGAACTTTGATTTTTCATATTATTTTCTCCTTCCCCAGCTCATCGAATTAACTCCAAGCCATTTAATGAAATATGAAAAAAAGAACGATTTCTCGCTCTTTTAGTGCTATTAGGCACTGCGATACTAATAACTATCAAATATTATTAACATCACACTACTTAATAGTGTTTTTTATTTATGGTTGGGAAGGTAGGATTTGAACCTGCGACCCCCTGGTCCCAAACCAGGTGCTATACCAAACTAAGCTACTTCCCAATAAAAAATTGACTTTTAAGCCAATTTATATTAATATTTAATTATAAAAGCAATGGTCGTGATGACGTTTCATCTAGTGTCATTGCTTTTTTTGTTGTACATTTTGAATTGATTATCTTTTTTTATACCTATTTTTTCTACCCAGTCTAATCTTCTATATGTGTATTTTATTTGCCTTTCTATTTCCAACCAATCAATATTACTATTTTTTATTTCAATTATAAAATTTCTAGATTGTAGGTTTTGTTTTTCAATATTATGATAAATCAATTGACTACTAACTCCTGTTGTATATTTATAATCAAAATATTCTTTAGCTATTTTATAATCTGGAACAGATATACCATCAGGTTTATTTATTTTAGGTAATAATGTTACATCTAAGTTACTATTTTTAATTAACCATTCTGCAAAATCTTTTTCTCTTGTAGTATGTTCATATTTTAAATTATGATTATCAAAAACATATTTTCTACCCCTAAAATTAAATGTTTCACCTTTGTTAAATATTTTTATTTTGGGTATTTTGTTTTCTTTTACTCTTAACCATTCATTTGTAATATTTTCATAATTTAAACGTTCATTATCTACTAAATATGTAATCGTACTTCTGCACCAATGAAAATGATTATTTATCGGAGGTAGATTTTCTCCTTGAACTAGTCCTTGAGTTTGGTATGTAATTATTCTTTTATCTATATCGCTATACCTTTGATATATATTCATTTTGTTTAAATAAAATTGTTGATTATTTAAAGTGTTACACATCTCTGTAGTTCTGTTATCGACTTCCGAAACAAATCTACATTTATCTGTATTTGTATCAATACCAGCTTGTAAATATGCTTTATTAGTTAAGTTCTCAGCTATATTAACTATTCCTCCACTATTTAAATTATCACTTATATACCTATTTTTTTGTTTTTTAAATAGACCTTGATAGTTTTTATCATTAACATCTAATTCTTTATTTAACTGCATATATACAAGTGTATTATTTAGTGTTTCGTCAGCATTTGTTAATGTAAGCATTTCTAAATATTCATCAATAGTCGCATTAAACATAGGTATGTTAAAAAGTAAATAAAAGGTTTCCAAATTAAAAGACCTAGTTTTGTTTCCTATGTCTTTAATTCCTTGATTATAAGAATTTTCGCATACTTTGTAGAATAATTTTTTGTTTATTCTATCTAATTTTTTTTCTTCTTCTAAATAACATATATAAATCAATGATCTAATTAAGTCTAAATAAGTAATATTGTTTTTATTTAAAGTTTCAATTAATTTAAAACTTAAATAACCCGTGTTTTTTAATTCTTTTCTTATTTTTCTATTTAGTCTATCTTTTTCAGCTGTAGATATAATTTTATTTATATCTTTATAGTCTGTTTTAATGCTATTTAATACATCTTGAATAGAATCTTTAGTATTTTTATTGATTTTATTATAGTTACTCAAATAAGAAAGTAAGTAGTTGTCTATTTTAGACCATCTTTCGTTAAGTATTTGCTTATTATTCATTTAAACACCTACTTCTTTTCTTTTTTCTCTTTATCTTCTTCTATGTCATTCATTAATTCTTTATCTGTTTTTTGAGTTTTTATTTCATTTTTACCAGTTTGTTCTTGAATTGTAGTATCTTCTATATTTGCTCCATTAGACTTCAGCATCTTCATTCTTTCAATATTATTTAACATATTATCTTCTGCTTCAGAATCTTTTTTATTCTTTTCATCTATATAGTTGTAACCTAGTTTTTCTATTATAGTTTGTAGAGATAATATGTTTTGAAGTTTTAACATAGAATCTATCTTTTCATCATCATTAGCTGGTAGATTTTTAGGTATTTCTATATCTATATCTCTAAAATCAAATTGAGTATTCTTTTTTAAATTAATTCTTCCAAAAACCAATTCCCATCTTCTAAGATAAGCTTTCTTTAACTTACTTATAACACTAGCAGTAGCCATATTCATTACATAGAACTTTCTATCTATTGCTGAAGCGTTTAAATCATTAGAATTAAATGCTAAGTCAGAAGTATTAGGAATACCTGCTAATTGAAACATTAAGTCTATATATGTTTTTAAAATAAGTATTACTCCGTTTGAATCTAATTGCTTGATTAACCACTCTACATCTCCACCTTCTGCTATGTATATAGTCAACGAATCTATCCAAGTCTTATCTTCTAATTCTCTTGCTGGATTAATTTTAAAATTTCCTTCTTCATCTTGTAATAACATCGGTTGTTGACTTGTATAACCGCTAACTTTTAATTTGCAATCAGAATCATTATATTGAAATGTATTTCTAACATTTTGAATTAATTGCTCGTAAGATTGAATTATATCTTCACACGTTTCAAATATAGCAAAATCAGTCTCTATTGCGATTGCAGGAACATCTCCCCAAGAATGATTTTCATTGTCACTTTCATACACTTCGTTATTACTTTTATCATAAGTTCTAGTACCATTTCTATCAGTTAATTCTATCTTAGTTACTTTATTACCATCTATTTGGTCTTCTTCCCATGTTCTGACTATACCTATTAAATTAGCAGGTGAATTGTAATCCCATATAGCAACTGTTTGTAATGGATCATATTTAGTATATACAACTTCATTATTTTTGTTTTCGTAAAGTATTTCATAACAAGAAGTAAATTCTAAAATATCATGTATTAAATCATAGTTTTCACTTTCGTCATCGTTATAGCTACTTACATAATCTATTATGATATCCATTGATTTTTTATAATCATCATCTGTTTGTTTCTTATCTAGTAATTTATTTAACAAATTCTTTTTACTTTCATCAGTTGTGTCTGCAACGCTATATATTGGCTTACCAGATAGATAGCCTGTTGCTAAATCAGTAATAAATTTTTCAAATGGTATAATTGTTGATTTGTTATCACTAGAATACATTACTTTAGTAGAATCTGCTTTTCTACTGTATTTATCGTGTAATTGTTTTCTTTTTTTCAATACTGGAGTTATTTTTTCTAATAACTTAGGTATATCATTTACTGTTAATTCTTCTATGTTTGATAATTGTATCATTTTTCCTCCTTAGTATAATTTTCTGTTTGATAATTCCCATGCACTTGGACTAGAATTTTCGTATACTCCAGTTGTACAGTCTGGTGCATCATCATGCTTATTTTTACCTTCTTTTTGATATTTCTTCATTTCAGTAGCATATTCAGGCCATCTAGTTTCCCAATCAACAGGAAAAAAGACGTTATTCATAACACCTGTAGAATTACTTAATATTCTTGCTTTTTTGTTTTCGCTTTGATGAAACCAATCAACAATTGTATGATAGTTTCTTAATCCTTTTAATTCTCTATTAACATTTCTTGCGTAACCTCTACCACCATTATTACTTTCTATTTTTGAATAACCTACTTTATCTTTAGTCATCATTTTAGCTTGTAGCGGTTCAGTTATTTCCATAGGTTCTTTTGTAAATAATATATCTAACACATATTTTTGATTATTAAAAGATACTCCATAATCAATGCTGCAAAGATAATCTTCTCCCTCATCTGCAGTATCAGTGTAATTCATAATGTATTTAAAATTAGGTATCTTTTCATATTCGTATGTTAAAAATTTACTATATAATCTACCTTTAATATCTATTGGCTCTTGTTGATAATTGGCTTCAATTATATCTTTATTCATATTTTGAGTTTTAGCTATATAATCTTCTTCTGATAATACATCTTCACAAAGCATAGTATTATCATCTTTAATTGCTTTGTAAGAAATATGCATTACATCTTTATTGTTTTCTAATATATAACCTGCTAAATCTCCTGTAGCCCATCTTGTCATTATTATTAATATCTTAAAACCACTTTCGGTTCTAGATAACATAGTATTGTTATACCAATCTATTATTTTTTGAAGAGTGTTTTCATTGTATGCTTCTTCACTATTTTTAATAACATCATCTATTATCATTAAATTACAACCAAATCCTGTTGCAGTACCTGTTGGAGATGTTGCTAAATAATTAGCTTCTTCATTGCCACTTAAAGCCCATTTACTAGAACTTGCTTCACCATATTTTATTTTAGTATTAGGAAATATGTTACCAAAAATACCATCTTCTTCAGATATACTATCTCTTACTTGTTTAGCAAATGTCGTTGACAGTGTTTCATTGTAAGATCCTGTCATTATTTTGTATTTATTATTCTTACCAAGTAACCATTGAACTAATAATCCTGCTGTTCTACTTTTGCCATGTCTTGGTGGCATGTTGATTACACATATTCTTTTGTCGCTTTCAATAAAACTTTGTAAATTATTACATAAGTCTTTTAAATATTCTCTATCTTCTTTATAGAAGTTTGATGCTTTAATTTTGCAATATTCCCAAAAATATCTCCTAGCTAACTCATATCTTGCTTGTTCTTTAACATAATTAGGAATTATCTTCACTTGCTAACTTCCTTAATTCTTCTTCAGTAAGTCCTGCATAATTATTAATGTTAGCTGTATGATTTATTTTTTGTTCTTCTATCCAACCAAAGTTATTTTTTAGATTAAAAATAATTCCAGCTGCTCTTGTATCAAATAATCTTTCTTCTACAAAATTCTCTACTCTATCTCTTGCTTTCTTTATTGTGGGAAAAAATTTCTCATCTTTACTATAATTAAGCAATGATCTTCTATCCATATCTAAATAAAGAGCCAGTCCTGACATTGTATATGGTTTCTTATTTTTATCGCAATGTTCAAAGTAATCGTCACATTTCTTTTTAAATAGTGCTTCTTCAGTATATTTTTTAGATCTAGCCATTTTCTTTTTCCTTTCTAAAATACTTATCTATTACATTTTTAACAATATCATGAGAATTTGATACTATATCGCATACATCTTCTTCAGAATATTGTTTATCACAATGAGTCATAAAAGTTACTATATAACAATGAGTTAATTCATGTAGTAACGTTAATCTCTTTCTTTGCTCTGGCAAATCTTTATCTAAATAAATAACTAAATCATCTGGATATGTTACTCCAAAAAATCTAGAATCTAAAGATTTAACATTCTCTACATTTTCTGCTTTTTTTGTATTTATTATTGTCTTTATTTCTTCTTGACTTTTTTCTTCTATTTTCCAATCTATTCCGTTTATTTTGAATTTCATTTCTCTCTAACTCCTTATCACACTGCTCTTTTTTAGGACAAGCATTACAAATATATTTCATACAATAGTAATAT